CGGCCAGGCTGCGGCCGGGCAAGGAATCGGCGTCACGCTCGCCGGCGGCACCGCAATCGCCGTCGGCCCCGTCGCTCACGATGGCGCCCGCAGCACGACGGCCCCGATCATTAATGCCGGTCGTGCCGTGACGGCACCTTACACCGCCGTCGCCACCGGCGACGTCGCGGACTTCGTGACGACCACCCAAGGCGCACAGATCGTGCGCCCGTGGCAAATCCCGGAGCAGGAATGGAGCTACGCCAGCGCCGCCGGAGGCATCACCAACACCACGGACGTCGTCCTAGCTGCAGCTGCGGGCACGGGACTACGACGGTACATCACCTCGATCGACCTCAAGAACATCAGTGCCACCGCCACCGAGGTGGTGATCAAGGACGGCGCCACCGTGCTGTGGCGCGGGCACCTCAGCGCATCCATGACC